TCAAAAACAGTTCAGATGTATTGCCCTGATACTACTATGTGGACAAAGAAAAGACTTCTCAAAGATGTTTACTTGTTAGAAGAGAATCAAGCAACAATTATCAACGTCAATAAATTAAATCCTGAGTTTTAAAATTTTTTGTTTATATTTGAAGAATAATATCAATGAAGGTATTATTTAAATCTAACCAAAATGAACAACAAACAACAAAAAGTCTGGATTAAATTTTTTCCATATATTGGAATGTATAAACAAATACCTGAAATTATATGGTATCCTTTAGAAGATAAAGAAGGAAATCAATTATTTTGGACTTCTGAAAAAGAAGCAGAAGAAATTGCAAAAAAAATATATCCAAATGAGTCTTGGGGACTAGCTCCCTGTGAAGGTAAAGAATCTAATTCTTATTGGGTTGCCCAATTTATTCCTGATAATCTTTAAATAATAGGGGAGAATAATATCTCCCCTTTTTTTATTAATTTTAAACAACAAACAATAAAATGAATAAGCAAGATAGAATTGACGAGCTAGAAGAAAAGCTAGACAAAGCATTAAAACATACTTATGTGTATGACACTCATACTTTGCATTGTGCAGATGGTGAGCTTTATATCGGTTATGGTGAAGATAGAAGTCTAGTGATTAATATAGATACTATTTATAACGATTTACCTTTTCTTATTTCTCAAGTTTGTAAAGAACAAAAGAAGAATCAAGATGACACATTAGGTAGAATTAAAGATTCATTAGATGGATTACTTTGAAGGGGTTTTATTCGGAGTAGGAATGTCTCTTATTGTATTCGTTTGGATGGTGGATTATAACGAACGTAAAAAATGATTTTGCTGGTAGATGCAGACTCATTAATTTTTGCGAGTTGTTTGACAACAAAAGGCGAAAACATTGAATCCCCATTTTACGACACAATAGACAAATGTCAGCATAAGTTTGATGAGCAGTTTATGAAGATTGTAAATGACCTAGAAGAGCATTACGATATTGAAAAGGTTATAGTCTTTAATGGAAGCAAGGGTAACTTCAGGAAGATAATTACATCTAAATACAAAGCCAACAGAAAGAAGATTAACATACCTCCTTTGTTAAATGATATGCACCAATATGTATTTGACAACTATAACGGAATACAAGCGTTCGGAATAGAGACAGATGATATAGTAGCTAGATACTGGTATGAGATTTCTCAGGACATAGGCAGAGAGAACGTAATGATTGTATCAATAGACAAAGACTACAGACAATTCCCAGCTTTGATTTTTAACTATCATTACAAACACAGGGAAGTTCTTGACATAACAGAAGAGCAAGCTATGTACAACTTCTATGAACAGATGATAACTGGCGATAGTGCAGACAATGTTCAATATATGAAAGGAAAAGGAAAAGCATTTGCAAAGAAGTATTATGATGGGTGCAAGACAAAGTACCAATACACAAGAAAACTTTATGAGCTATTCATACAAGAATACAAAGGCAAGGCAAGACAGAAATACACAGAATGTTATCACCTACTAAAATTAAGAACACAATGAACACAATTATAAAGCCGATAGAGTTAGCTAAGAAAATTGAAGAACTTACTGGGTTAAACGTATTTGAAAACACAAGAAGAAGAAACGTCATAGAGGTAAGGTCTTTGCTATGCCACTTACTTAGGTCAAAACTGAAAATGAGATGGACAAGTATTGCTTACTTCTTTCAGGAGAATGGTAAACACATCACACACGCCACAGTCATTAATTCTGTAAACACCTATCCATCTAATAAAAAATACAACAAAAACTTAGCTAGACTAGAGAATTATTTTACATTCAAAGAGGATATTCACATTGATGAGATAAACAAAGTACAATACCTAGAAGATAAATGCGAAAAGCTACAATCACAATTAGACCTTCCATTGGTTAAGTTAGTGAGCAGAATACCTAAATACAGAGAAGAGGAGGCATTAGGATTTGTCAGAAACATAGTCAAGAGTTTTGAATGGAAATACAATGACAAAGAAATTGTTTAATTAATTACGTTATATAGTTATGATTGAGAAAATTAGTATCAACAAAATATTCAGCAATCCTGTTAACCCACGAACCATAAAAGAAGACAAATTTAGGAAGCTGGTAAACAGCATTGAAGAATTTCCTGAGATGTTAAAACTTAGACCTATTGTTGTAAATAACGAATATGGAATACTTGGTGGTAATATGCGATACAACGCTTGTAAGGAGCTTGGGCTTAAAGATGTTTGGATTATAAAAGCTGATAATCTTACTGAAAAACAAATGGAGCAGTTTGTTATTAAAGATAATGTTGGCTTTGGAGAATGGGATTGGGATATACTTGCAAACACTTGGAAGCCTGAAGAGTTAAAAGAATGGGGTTTAGATGTTTGGCAGCCCGAACAAGAGGTGGATTACTCTATATTGGATGACGAAGATTTGTCAACCGAGTTAAACGATATGACCGATGGGGTAAAGAAAGCTATACAGATAGAGTTTGAAGCAGAAGATTATGAAGAGGCTCAAGAGTTAGTTAAGTTTTGGAGAGATAGTGGTGCTTACATTGGGTCTATGATTATAGAACACCTAAAAAACGAAAAGAATAAAGTATGAAAATATTTTTAATGTATTATGATAGGTTTAAAAACGCTACGACTTCAAAACTAATATCAAAAGAACATATTGTTTTGTGTCACAACAATAAAGATAAATTTACTTGTATAGGAAGTAAGGGTAAACTTATTGAATCCAAACAACCGAAAGGAATACAAAACAACTTCAATTATGGACTATCTCTATTAGAACAAGATGAATGGGGCATTTTTATGAGTGATGATTTAATAGGAGCTAAAAAGTTAAAAGATAATAAATTTGTTGAATGTGATATAAATTATTCTTTAAATGAGCTTATAAATATATTACAAAAATGCGATAAGATGGGTGTTAAACTTGTTGGATTAAATTGTACTGGAAACCCTTTTTATGCAAAGAAAAAATATTCAAAATTTGGATTAGTTGATGGGAGATGTTTTGCGATTAAAAAAACAAACTTTACTTTTCACGAGAAAATAAATACCATTCCCGATTATTATGCTACAGCTTATCACTTAAATAAATATGGAGGCAACCTCGTTTTAAATTACACTTTTTTATATTTTAAAAGATATGAGAAAGGTGGGCTTGGAAGTTTAAAAGATAGGATAAATGATAAACTAAAAGATGTTTCTTTAATGAAAAATCTATTTCCAAAAAATGTTAAAATAAAAGACAAGCCAAATGAACCTAAAGGTAGTCATATACATATAGCAAGATGAAAATAATAGATTTAATTAAAGTAGAGCACAGCCGAAAAATTGGCAAAGTCTGTGAGTATATAGAACCTAATTTAACAGAAAACTGTATACTATACTCTGATGGTCAAGCAATTGGTTTCTATTTAAATAAGATGCCTGACAAGATGTGTAAACTGGCTAACCTTGCAAACGCTGAGTTTAGAACAAAAAATGTTCCGAAACAAAAGATGAACAGGTCAGATACTGTTTCAAAGGTAAAAGAGGGGATGTCATACAAAGAGGCAGCTCAATTTGGTGTGTCTCAATTATCAACAATACTAGGTTCAACACCTCCGAGACCTCATATGCTTAGACCTTATCCTTCACGCTCATCAGTTCATTCAGTAAAAACTGCTCAAAATTTTATTAAAGCAATGTTGTTGTTAGCCAAAGAAAGTGAGAAGTTAATTCAAGAACTGCTACCTAAACAATATGACAAACAGTTAAAGCTATTACAAGAAATAGATAGCAAGTGGAGATTTGGAAACCTTTTTACTAGCTCAATATCTAATTACAATATATCTGCTCCATTTCATAAAGATAATGGTAACATACAAGGTTCGGTAAATGTCATAATATGTAAGAAGAAAAATTCTAAAGGAGGTGATTTGTACGTTCCTGACTATGGAGCGACATTTGGGCAGCAAGATAATTCTATACTTGTTTATCCAGCTTGGAAGAATGTTCACGCTGTAACGCCAATCACACCCATTCACGAAGGCGGATATCGTAATAGTTTAATTTTTTATCCGTTAAAAGCATTTAAGAAATTATGAACAAAAGTAGACACATAAAAAAAGAATCGATGTTACAAGCTTTGGAACAAAGTTTAGGTGTTGTAACTGTTGCTTGTAAGAAAGCAGATGTACCTAGAAGCACATTTTATAAGTGGCTTAAAGAGGATGAATATTTTGCTGAACAAGTGAAAGATATAGATAATATAGCTTTAGACTTTGCGGAGAGTCAATTACACAAACAGATATCAGATAATTCAACAGCAGCTACAATATTTTATTTAAAGACAAAAGGTAAAAAAAGAGGGTATATTGAAAGGCAAGAAATAACAGGAGCAGAAGGTATGCCTACTAATTTTCAAATAGAAATAATTGACAAAACCGAAGATTCAGACTAATATAGTCTACAAGCATTTAGTCAATAGTGATAAGAAGATTATTGTTGAGCAAGGAGGTACTCGTTCAGGTAAGACTTACAATATACTCTTATACATAATATTTAAGTATTGCACTAGTCAACAGGGAAAGATTATAACAATATGCAGAAAGACATTCCCTAGTCTTCGTTCAACTGTTCTAAGAGACTTTCTTACAATCCTTAGAGAGAATGACCTTTATAGAGAAGAGTACCATAACAAGTCAAATTCTGAATACAACCTATTTGGAAATTTAATAGAGTTCACATCACTTGACCAGTCACAAAAGATTAGAGGAAGAAAAAGAGATTTGCTTTTTATAAATGAGGGTAATGAATTGTTTTGGGAGGACTGGCAACAACTTATATTTAGAACACAGGAAAAGATTATTATTGACTTTAATCCATCAGACGAATACCATTGGATATATGACAAGGTAATTACTAGAGATGATTGTGCATTCTTTAAAACAACCTACCTAGACAATCCTTTTTTAGAAGATTCAATAAGGTCTGAAATTGAAAGACTTAAATATACAGACGAACAATATTGGCAAATATATGGACTGGGGGAAAGGTCAGCAAGTAGAAGCACAATATTTAGATATGAAGAATGTAGTTCTATACCACCTACCGCAAACCTTGTGGCGTATGGTATGGACTTCGGGTACACTAATGACCCATCAACCTTAGTTTCAATATACATAAAAGAACACGACCTATATGTGAAAGAACATTTGTACAGAACTCAAATGACAACAGCAGACATAAATAATTTTTTAAAGAAAGAGCAATTAGAAAGAAAACCTATATACGCTGATAGTGCTGAACCAAGATTGATTGATGAGTTGAGGAGAATGGGACACACAATACAACCCAGCTTAAAAGGAAAAGATTCAGTAAATGCAGGAATTGATTTATTAAAGAGATACAAGATTCATATACTGTCATCTTCAGAAAATGCTATATCAGAGTTTAGAAATTACAAATGGCAGGAAGACAGAACTGGTAAGCTCATAAATACTCCTGAAGATAAACACAACCATATAATAGACCCTTGTAGATATGCAACTTATTCTTTACTGTCTAGACCTAACTTTGGGAAGTACGCTATAAAATAGTTTTAAAATATTTTGTTTATAAGCTAAATAGTTATATATTTGTAATAACAAAAACAAATACTAACCACAGCAATTATGAAAAGACCTAGAACATTAGAAGATTACAAAGCATATGCCTTTGGGTTTTCGTTAATTATTGCTTTCGCTTTATTTCCATTTGCAGGGACAGCCTTGCTTAAATACCTTTTTAACTTATGATACACTTAGACAAATACAAACAGAACCTACATATACAAGGAAACAATGTATATAGCTATAATACAAACGTAGCAACTATAGTAAATGACAAACTAATCGTATTGGGTTGGTGGTCAGTTACCACTTCCAAACATATCAATTATGTAGCAAGAGAATTAGACCTAGACATAATTAGGTCTTAATTTTTTTATATTTGAAATATGAAAGACACAGATGATTTATTATACAACAGTAATACCAAGATGATTCTTGAGTTATTAGACAAGTGGAGCAAAGCCAAACCAAACAACAAAGAACTGACAGCGGTCATTGAAGCTTTTTGGGAGATAACAACTTATGTTGCTAAATTGCGAGTAGAAGAACAAGATGGTAGAATGGCTGTCTCAGATGCAAAATATATGACTAACTTAACCAAGTTAAAAATTAAAGAGATTCAAGAAATATTTAACACTTATCAAGTATGAGCTATATAGACGAAGGCAATCCTTACCTAGTAGATTATGAAGGGGAATGTTCAGAATGCGGAACACGAATAGAACAAGAATGGGGTGTTTGCTCTAGTGCTTGTCAAGAAGCTTCTGACAGATGAAAAAGTCACCAAAGTATTATCTAGGCAAGTATATGAAGATAGAAGCTAAGAACGTAGTATGGGACTTTCAAGATGACAACTACAACTTAGGAACTGCACTCACCTATATTATGAGAGCTGGTAAGAAACCTGACAATCCAATTACTCAGGACATAGCTAAAGCCATACACCATTTAGAGATGGAACTGGAAAACCAAATCTATATTGAAGAATTAAATAAGAGAAACAAATTATAGTTTAGTTGCTTTTGGTTAGGCGATTTGGGTGGGCAGAAATGTCCGCCCTTTTTTATTAAATTAGTTCAAAGAAAATAAGTCTAAAAATTACGTTATATATATATGAAGATTAAAGTCAACATACCAACATCACTAGGGGACATTAAGCTATCTCAATACAAGAAGTTTCTTAAAATACAAGAAAACAATGATGATGAGAATTTTCTTCAGGCTAAGATGATTGAGATATTTTGTGATATTCCTTTGAATAGTGTTATGCAATTAAAGTACAATGACACAAACGAAATAGGCTCTTTGCTAACAAAGATGTTTGATGGCAAACCAAAGTTAGTTGAAAGGTTTAAAATTAAAGATATTGAATATGGTTTTCACCCTTCTCTTGATGATTTATCTCTAGGAGAATATATTGACCTAGACACATATATAGGAGACTGGGATAATATGGAAAGAACGATGAATGTATTATACAGGCCAATTGAACACAAATTAAAAAACAAGTATTCTATTAAACAATATGAAGTGGAAGGATACAAAGATGTTCTAGATATGCCAATGGATGCGGTGCTAAGTTCAATTTTTTTTTTGTGGAATTTAGGACTAGACTTGTCGCAAACTATGATGAGCTATTTGGAGAACAAACAGGAGTTAGACTTGACAGAGTTTCTAGCTTCGGAGATAAATGGGGATGGTATCAATCAATATATGGACTCGCTCAAGGCGATATTACAAGATTTGAACATATCACAAAATTAAATGTACACCAATGCTTTATGATGTTATCATTTATAAAAGACAAAAACCAATTGGAAGCAGACCAAATTAAAAGCAAAATAAAATGAGCAATAATGATAATCAAGCAATAAGGGGGTTTTATCAATTAACAGAAACCATAAAGACTCAGTTGCTAAATGACATAAATGTAAACACAGTAACAACAGGGGAGCTTTCTCAGGTTAACCTAAACAAGCAGGATATATTCCCTATGTGTCATATTATTATTAATAGTGTTACAGACGAAGAACAAGTGCTTAGATTCAATATTTCAGTTTTGGCTATGGATATGGTAGACCAATCAAAGGATGAGACATACGATAGGTTTACAGGCAACAATAACCATCAAGACATTTTAAACACACAACTAAGCGTATTAAATAAGCTTATTCAAGTATTGAGAATGGGGCAGTTGTTTACAGAAAAATATCAGCTTGATGGGAACCCTACTTGCGAGCCTTTTTATGATAGATTTGAAAACGAGTTAGCAGGTTGGACAGCTACAATGGATGTAATGATTTACAACGATATATATATTTGCTGATGGCTAAATCTGAATACCCTTTTATGGAGAAGGTCTTGAAGAGATATGCTAGTTATGTAATACAACAAGCCAAAGCAAACCTTACAAAAGACAACAAAGGAGGAGGGGATTTATATAATTCTTTAACAAGCAAACAAGGATTTGACAATGAAGAACTTTTTGTTGACTTCTTTATGGAAAACTATGGTCAATTTGTAGATAAAGGAGTTAAAGGAAAAACATCAACATACCCCGAAACCAGTAGAGCCTTATCTAAATTTCAATATGGTTCAGGTAGGGGCCCAAAAGGTGGTTTAACTAAAGGGATAGATAAATGGTTACTTAAAAAAAGGTTTCAATGGAGAGACAAGCAAGGAAAATTTATGAGTTATAAATCTATGAGGTATATTATTGTAAACAGCATATACAATAAAGGACTGAAAGCTAATATGTTTTTTTCTAAGCCTTTTGATGCTGGACTAGAAAAATTCTCAAACAACTTATTGATGGCCTTCGTTTCCGATACTGAAAACAACTTAGGTTTAAACGACTAAAATAAAACACAATGTCACAGAAAGCACTTAGAAGTCCACAATATATAAATGTATCTGCTCCAGTAGGTTCATTATCTACTGAGTTAGCTATATCTATAGGTGGAACATTACGATATACACTAATAAAAAACGCATCAGCAGGAACAAATGTTGTCTTTGAATATGCGGAACTTGCTAGAGATTATTTTACTACATCTTTCAATGGGCTATATACAATACAAGAATTATCTATAACGCTTGTTTTGTCATCATACACAGGAGTAAATGGAACAGGAACAAAGTCATTAATTTCAAGCACAGATGTAAAGGCTGTGGATGGCTTTGGTACATTTATGGAAGGCGCAAATCCTGCAATACCATTTCCATCACGAACTGCTCCTGCTTGGTTAGTATGTTCTAAAAATAGTGCTGGAACAAGTCAAATATTTGTTCCTGTGGGGGTTGCTGGGAAAGCTCCTTATATGAAAGGAAATGGTCAAGATTATGAATTAACTTATGAAGATTACACAACTACAGAAGTTGAAATAGGTGGTGAAGGAGATATTACTCAAATATTAAAAATAAATAGAATTGATTGCTCAAAGTATGGGACAGGAAACAAGTTCACCTTTGTTAATAAATACGGAATGCTTCAAGATATTTATTTCTTTTTAAAGCAAGTTAAAACATTAAACAGAACAACAGAAAGTTTCCAAAGGAATATCATAAACACAACAGGAGCTGTGACCTATGATGTAAATTCTGCTTCTAAAAAGCACTTCAATACAGAAGGAACACAAAGTAATGTTTTCAATTCAGGATATTACCCTGAAGCTGCTAATTGTATGTTTGAGGAATTGTTATTGTCAAGCTATGTGTGGATGACTAGACCAAGCACATCAGGTTCAGGAGTAGAGGTTGTGCCTGTAATGGTTAAGAGTTCTGATTTAGTTTATAAGACATCTCTAAACGATAAGCTAATTGAATACACAGTAGAATTTGAGGATGCCTTTGACTACATAAACAACGTCAGATAATGCAGAAGTTACAGCTTTATATAGGAGGTGAAAGAATAGACTTATTTGCGGATGAGACTGTTTCTATGACTCAATCAATTCAGAACATTAAAGACATAGAGAAAGTATTTACAGAGTTCACTCAACCTTTTACTGTACCAGCTAGTAGTTCAAACAACAAGATATTCAAACACTACTATAATTTTAACATAGCTAATGGATTTGATGCAAGACAAAAAGCATCTGCTTCTATTGAGTTAAACTTTATACCTTTTAAAACTGGATTCATACAACTAACAGGGGTGGAGTTAAAGAAAAACCTACCATACGCTTACAAGATTACTTTTTTTGGTAATACAATAAACCTAAAGGACATTCTTGGAGAATCTGAGTTGTCATCATTGACATTTCCTAATAGTTTAAACTTAGAATACAACTACACAAACATTGAGTCTAAAATGACTAATGGTTTGCAAAGCATTATAGCTCCATTAATAACACATACACAAAGGCTATTTTATAATTCACATAGTTCTGCTCACAATACCGCTGGTAATTTATACTACCATAGCACTAACGCAACAAATGGAGTTTTATGGTCTGATTTAAAATATGCTATTCGCTTATATGAGATAATACAAGCGATAGAAACAACATATCCATCAATAGACTTTTCTACGGATTTCTTTAGCACAAGCAATTCTACTTTCTATAATCTTTATATGTGGCTACATAGAAAAAGTGGAACTGTTGCACCTGAAGAACAAACAACTACAAATTGGGTTCAAGTTGATGCTTGGTCACAAGCAAATACAGGAGGCACAATAATAGGTAGAGCAGGAGCTAATATTATAATAGACACAACTTTAGCTTTTAAGGGTATAATTGAGGGTGCTTTAAGCATAACCCCTGAGCAAGCTGATGTTAAATATGATATTAGAATACTAAGGAATGGACAAACTTATTTTGAGAAATTTAACCAAGAAGATGTATTTACTTTAACCCAGTTGTTTCCAAGTGGGACATACACTATAGAATTAAATTCAGCAGAAACTTTAGAATTTACACAAGGAAATATAGAATTTACTTTTACAGGAGACACAGATACAAGTCCTCAAGTTCCTTTTACAAACGTATTAACAAATAGCAATGTTATAGATTCATTAAGCTCAGAATTGTACTTTGTTATAGCTCAACAAATACCTGAGATGAGGATTATTGATTTCATTACAGGACTATTTAAAATGTTTAATCTAACAGCTTATGTAGATGGTTCAGGAACAATTGTTGTCAGGACTTTAGACAGTTACTATGCCGACAGAGTAAACAATTCTAGTGGAGGTAATTTTGACATTAATAAATATTTAGACATAACTAAAAGCACAGTAGATGTTGCCCTACCATTTAGACAAATAAACTTTAAATACAAAGGCACAAAAACTTTTTTAGCAAATCAATATGGAGAATCAAATAACATTGGATGGGGTGAGTTAAGATATACACAAGATGGTCAAGATTTTGATGTACCAAATAAAGAATACATTTTAGAAGCTCCATTTGAACATATGATGTTTGAAAGGTTATCAGACCAAAACGCATCGCCAGTTGTTTTTGGTTCTACTACTATTCAATATGGTTTTTTTGTAGACAGTAATCAGCAACCTTACTTTGGTGAGCCTTTAATTTTCTATGCAGTTAATGCAACCGCACAACCTCCAAATCCTGTTACTCCTATATACTTAAAGTCAGCTTCAAATGCAGGAGCTTCAGAAAACGCATATATTATACCATCTAATTCGTTGTCGCTTTCCTCAAGCACAAGTACAAAGAATTTAAACTATTCTTTAGAGATTAATGAATACACAGGAGATTCTACATTTACAGGCACTTTATTTGAAGAAGAATACAAAACGTATATAAGAGATGTATTTAGCGCAAGACGTAGAATTACAAAGGTTTCTGCTTTTATGCCTTTAAAAGTCCTCTATGACCTTCAGATGAACGATTATATGACCATAGGACAACAATCTTATAAGATAAATAGTATTACAACAGATTTGACTAATGGAAAAAGCTCTTTAGAACTTTTAAATAACGTACAATGATTAAAAATATACTAGACCTTTTAAAAATAGCTAAGGGCGAAACTGAGAATATCAGGATAGCACAAGGCAAAAACGCATTACCCAAAACCCTCAAGTCCGCATATAAGCAAATTAAAACAGAAATAAAATGGCAATAGTCAAAGAATATGAGATGAAAGTCAATACGGCTGATGCTCAAGAAAATGTAGAAGATTTAAACAAAGAAATAAAAGAAACAGGAACTGATATTTCAGGTGTTGAAGCTGCTGCAGATAAAGCAACAGGCGGAATGGTTTCAGGTTTTAAAGGTGCAGTAAAAGGAGTCAAGAGTTTTATTGGAGGTCTTAAAACAATGAGAGGTGCTTTAATTGCAACAGGACTTGGAGCTTTTGTAATTGCTGTTGGAAGTTTAGCTGCTGCATTTACTTCTTCAGAAGAAGGTCAAAACAAGTTTGCTAAATTAATGGGAATTATTTCCGTTGTAACTGGTAACGTAGTTGACATTTTATCTGATTTAGGAATGGGAATTATGTCTGCTGGTAAAGCATTATTGAGGTTAGCTCAAGGAGATTTAAAAGGAGCTGGTCAGGCTTATGATGAATTTAAAAACAGAGTTAGTGATGCTACTGATGGTGTAAAGAATTTTACAGAAGAAACCAAAAAAGAAATAAAAGAATCTGTAAAAATATCTAACACAAGAGCTAAGATTGCTAAACAAGAAAGAGCTTTATTAGTGGAAAGAGCAAAGGCTAATAGAGATAGAGCTGCTGCACTTGAAAATGCTGTAAATAAAGAAAAGTTTTCTGTTGAAGAAAGAATAGGTTTTTTGCAAGAGGCAGGAAAAATAGAGGAAAAAATAACAAATCAAGAACTTGCTCTTGCTCAAGCTAGATTAGATGCTAAAGTAAAAGAAAATTCTTTGAGTAAATCGACAGCAGAAGATTTAGAAGAAGAAGCACAATTAAGGGCTGATTTAATTAATCTAGAAACAGCTAAATTAACAAAGCAAAAAGAGGTTACATCTCAAACAATTGCATTAAGGGCAGAAGAAGCTGCTGGAATAAAAGCAATAGAAGATAAAAAATCTGCTGATCAAAAAATATTAGATGATCAAGCCGCTGAAGCAGAAAAGAAAAGATTAGAAAATGTCAAAAAAACTGCGGATGAAGAAATTAGGATTGCAAAATTAGTGGCTGAACAAAAAAAACAAGTTCAACAAGCAAACTTAAATAATATAAGTCAAGGATTTGCTTTGCTAGGTCAAATAGCTGGAAAAAATAAAGCGGTTCAAGCTGCTGCTATTATTGGTGAAAGTGCAGTTGGTATTGCAAGAACTGTTATATCTACTCAAGCTGCAAATGCTGGAGCTTTAGCTACTCCACAAGCCATATTAACTTCAGGTATTTCAGCTGCTCCTGTTATTGCTGCAAACAACATAACCGCAGCTCTTGGAATTGCTACAAATATTGCAGCCACAACAAAAGCGTTAAGTGGTTTAAAGGCTGGAGGTTCACCCCCTACTCCCCCTTCTTTGCTAAGTTCTTCTGGAGGCAGACCTGCGGTTGGTAGTGGTTCTCCTAATTTTAATATAGTAGGTCAAACAGGGACTAATCAATTAGCAGATGCTATATCAGGACAAAATCAAAGTCCTTTTAGAGCTTATGTAGTTGCATCAGATGTAACAACAGGACAAAGCCTAGAACGTAACATCATAGAGGGAGCTAGTTTATAAATACAAAAAACAATAATCTAATCGTTATATAAATATGAAAATAGTTGAATTAATATTAGACGAGGCACAAGAGATGATGGGCATTGATGCTATCTCTATTGTAGAAAGTCCAGCAATACAAGAGGATTTTGTAGCATTAAATTCTGATGAAATAAAATTGGCAGAAGTTTCTAAGGAAAAGAAAATACTAATGGGTGCTTTGCTTGTACCAAACAAGCCTATCTACCGAAAAAACGGAGATGATGAGTATTATATATATTTCTCAAAAGATACAATTGCAAAGGCTTCTCAGTTATATTTAAAAAATGGCTATCAAGGTAATTCTACTTTAGAACACGCAAGTGCTTTACAAGGTCTTACTCTTGTTGAAAGTTGGTTAGTCGAAGATGACGTTCACGACAAGTCAAGAAAGTATGGAATGAATGTGCCTGTTGGGACTTGGATGGGTGCAGTAAAAGTAGACAATGATGAAATATGGAATGAATACGTTAAGACAGATAAAGTTAGGGGTTTTTCTATTGAAGGTTATTTTGCAGACAAAATGGAAAAGTCTGATAAAGACATTAAAGCATCTTCGGAAGTAGAAGCAGATGAATTACTTTCTTTGATAAAAAAAGTTTTAACAGATGAATAAAAAAAACACAAACTATATACCTAGCCATTCATCACCAAGAGGAGCTTCAAGAGCTTGTCTATGCAGAGATACAAACACTTATTCAAAAAAATGTTGTACAGGAGATATAATGGCTCAAGGCATAGGGAATATCACAAGGACAGACTGAAAATGCAAATTTTAATTTAAACATCGTTATATAGTTATGAAATCAAGTGAAATGATAAATAATATCAAAACGCTTCTAAACATCGAGGTCAAACTTGAAGAAATGAAGCTCGAGAATGGCACAGTTGTAGAAGCTGAATCATTTGAGAAAGGAAAAGAGCTTTTCATTAAAACTGATGATGAGCGAGTTGCAATGCCTGTTGGCGAATATCTACTTGAAGATGGTCGTTTGGTAGTTGTAGAAGAGGAGGGGATTATTGCTGATGTCCGAGAGGTGTCTGATGAAGTTCCTGCAAAAGAAGATGAGGAAGGTGAAGAAATCACTTCTGACTTAGCTGATGAAAAAGAAGAGATGGCATACGCAACAAAAGAGGAGTTATCTTCTGCTGTTGAGGAAATGAAATCTATGATTGAAGAAATCAAAGCTATGGTTTCCCCTAAAGAGGAAATGTCAGATGATGACGTTGAGCTTTCTAAGAATATCAAAGAAGAATTATCTGCACCAGCCGCTGAGCCAATTAAGCACAGCCCTGAAGCAGAATCTGCGCAAGTAGAACAAAAGGTTTTTGCTCAAAGTAAAGTAAGGACAACGCTCGATAGAGTATTAAATAAATTAAATAAATAAAAATGAGTTTAGAAAAAGTAAATCTCGCTACCACTACAAATATTACCACTACATATGCTGGTCAATTTGCTGGTGAATATATTGCTGCTGCACTTCTTTCGGCTTCGACTATCGATGACGGTGGACTTACAATTAAAGGTAATATCTCTTATAAAGAAGTAATCAAGAAGTTAGCTACTACTGAATTAGTATCTGCTGCATCTTGTGACTTCACACCAACCTCTACTGTAACACTTACAGAGAGAATTTTGCAACCTACAGAGCTACAGGTCAACTTACAACTTTGTAAGAAAGACTTCATTAGCGATTGGGAAGCTCAATCAATGGGCTTTGGGTTGGCACAAACATTACCTCCTAAGTTCTCTGACTTTATGTTAGCTCACGTTGCTGCTGAAGTTGCTCAATCAAATGAGTTGAATCTTTGGCAAGGGGATACTGCTGCTGCTGCAAATAACGCTTATGATGGATTTGAGAAGTTGTTAGCTGCTGATGCTGGAGTTGTAGATGTTGCTGCTGTTGCAGGAGGTCTTGATGCTGGAAACATCATCGCTGAATTAGGAAAAGTTGTTGATGCAATTCCTTCTGCCTTATATGGTAAAGAAGATTTGTTTATCTACGTTGGTTCAGCTGCTGCTAAGTTCTATGTTCAAGCATTAGGAGGATTTGTTGCTAATGGTCTTGGAGCTAATGGTGTAAACAATATGGGAACACAATGGTGGAACAACGGAAGTTTGACTGTTAACGGAGTTAAAATCTTTGTTTGCCCAGGAATGTCTGCTAACAAAATGGTAGCTGCTCAAAGAAGCAACTTGTACTTCGGCACAGGATTGCTTAATGACACTCAGGAAGTTCGAGTTCTTGATATGCAAGATTTAGATGGTTCACAGAATGTTCGTATGGTTATGCGATATACTGCTGGCGTACAGTTCGGAGTTGCTGAAGACATCGTTCTTTACGCATAATATTAATAATAACATAAGAAGGGGTAGGTGGATTTTACTACCTACCCTTTTTTTTTAAAAAATATATAAACTATGGCTTGCGCAATAACATCAGGGAGAAAAGTTCCTTGTAAATCAGCCTTCGGAGGGATTAAAGCAGTTTATTTCTGTAACTACGGAGATATAGCATCTACAACTATAGATGCTGACCAAACAATAAGTGCTATTACAATGACTGGCTCTACATTGTTTTTTCAATACGATGTAAAAGGAAATTCTAGCCTTGAGACTACAATAACTAGCTCAAGAGATAATGGAACAACTTTTTACACACAAACACTTAATTTGACTCTACCTTATTTAGATGCTGGAACTAGAGCTGAGGTTCAACTTTTAGCTGCTGGTAGACCCCAAATGGTAGTTGAAGATTACTATGGTAATCAATTCTTATGTGGATATGAGAATGGTATGGACTTAACTGGTGGCACTATCGTAACTGGTGCTGCTGCTGGAGACTTATCAGGATTTACTTTGACAATGGAAGGAATGGAAGAAGTTTCCCCTTACTTTATTGATTCAGGTGTATTCCCTGCAAGTTTAGTTTCAGATACTCAAATTACACCAACAGGAGCTTGATGCTTTTTTTGATTTAAAATCAAGACCCTACTTCGGTAGGGTTTTTTTTTGCTTTAGACTTTTACAAATTCATCTATTTCTTTCGTTATATAAGTATGATTGTATTAACCACATCAGCAACTGCTCAAACACTTAAAGTAATACCTAGACAATATGATAGTGTATTTAAGATGTCTGTTCGTGATGATTCTACAAATGTTACTGTAGAATATGATGTAAATAGTGCTACTATATCAGGAAACTATTACACATTTAACAATGTATTTTCTCCTGCTTTAGTTGAAGGGCATTTTTATGATTTAGAATTATATGCTGCTTATGACTTTTGGAACTTAAACTATTCTCTATGGCAGAATTATGATGTTTTGTGGCAAGATGATGCGGGATTTAAAGGGGTAATATATAAAGACAGAATTTTCTGCACAGACCAAGACATAGAGCAATTTGAGAATGATTACTATCAATTAAATGAAGGTCAATACACACAAAGCACATCAGGTAACAATGACTATATTGTAACACTATGAAGAATAAAAGAAAAAGAAACGAATTAGGTCAGTTTACAACAGGCTTTGCTACATCAAAAACATCAGAGTATGGGTTTGTTAATTTAAACACATACACAAGTCCTGAGATTAAGGAAGTAAAAAACAAAGGGTGGGTAGAATATGGAGCAGATAACAATTATTTTCAGTTCCTTATAGACAGATATAACGGAAGCCCTACAAACAACGCTGCAATTAATGGTATATCTCAAGCTATTTATGGAAAAGGTCTAAACGCTACAGACTCAAACAGAAAGCCAAATGAATATGCTCAGATGGTTTCTTTGTTTCATAAAGATTGTGTCAGAAAGTTATGCTATGATTTAAAACTAATGGGGCAATGTGCTATTCAAATCATTTATTCTAAGGATAGAAAAAGCATTGCTCAAATAGAACACTTCCCGATTGAAACATTAAGAGCTGAAAAGGCAGATGAAAAAGGGGTTGTTCCAGCTTACTATTATTTTAAAGACTGGACAGAGATTAAGCCAAATGACAAACCTAAAAGAATACCTGCGTTTGGAATGTCTAAGGAAAGTATAGAGATTATGTACGTTCAGCCATATAGAGCTGGATTTTATTATTACTCACCAGTCGACTATCAAGGTGGCTTACAATATGCAGAGCTA